ACGTGGTCAACCTGGTCTGCATCTTGGCCACAGTAAAAGCATACGTAGCCGTCACGCTGCAGTATCTTGGTGCGGAACCCGTCACGGTATGCCCGCTTTAGTCTAGGGTCACCACGATTAGCCATTAGTAATGCCCTACCTTCTTATGATGATCTAAAGCCTTACAAGGATTGCCATAACGATGTGCAATATACTTTAAGCCTAAGTCTATCTGCTTATATGGGTTGCGCTCTGTCATCTTTAGCAGCTGTGGTATGCCGTATGCGCTGCTCTTTTTATTCTTAGCTGTAGGTGACCATTGGCTTTCCATACGCCATAAGGTAACCAAGCATCTATATTGCTTATCATCTAATAGCTTTAGATGTGCATATATCTTGTAGTTTTCCTTGCTTGGATCAGTTGCATTAGCTGGCGTAATCCCAATTACACATAGCACGGCCAAAAGCACCAAACTACGCCTGCGAGCTATCCGCCTCAGCGGCTCGCCAGCGAGTTGTGATGCTAACGTACGTGTCAAATAGGTTGCAACTTTGAGCGTACTGTTGGGCGTGTTTGCACAGTTATTAGTGCCTGTGGATAACTCCTGTGGATAACTCATAGCATAATCCAAGGTACTCGTTTATTAGCTATATCGCAGTAACTAGAGCTTATTTCGCTGCCTATGTAATGGCGCTTATTGAGTATGGCCATTTTAGCTGTGGTACCACTACCCATAAAGGGATCGTAAACTAAATCGCCCTCATTACTCCAGCTGAGTATATGGTCTTGTGCTAACTCCTCAGGATAAGGCGCTGGGTGTCCAGTACTGTTTAATGAAGTCACATAACGCCATATATTGCCACGTACTCCAAACTCTGCAACAGGTTTAGAGTTATTACCTGAATAATCCATAGAGCCAGCCCATTTATTAGGTTTATCGCATATTAGGTTAGCGCTTATCTTGCCTTTAGCAAAGATAAACATATACTCGAATAGCTGCGTGTATCTGTTTGAATCAGGCCTAGCTGAAAACGTACTAGAGTTTTTTTGATAAATCATCGTATCGTGCAGCTTAAAGCCCAAACTCATAAAGTAAAGAGCCTGCCTAAAACTTGTACCTGACTCACTACCATTTTTAGTAGCATCGCCAACTACCCACACCAATACTCCGCCGTCTTTTATGACTCTGTATAGCTGTCGTGCAATAGGCTCAAAGTCAAAGGTATAACCTTCATAATCGCGTAAATCATCATAAGGCGGTGATGTAAGGATAAAATCCACCATACCCTCATCCATTTTAGCCATTGTAGTCAGGCAATTTTCATTGTAAATTGTGTCTCTATTTAGCATCCTTGCCCCAACCTGTGCCCCTGAATATGGCACCTACTGGGTCATAAATACGGCGCATATCAAAGCCACAGCATTTAGGTATATTCACATCGTGTATAGATCGTTGAACCTCAAAGCGTATTGAGCAGCTAATACACTCATACTCATACATCGGCATAAGTAACCAATAGGCAAACGCTCATTTTGCTACATACCTTGCATTGTAAAACCTTCACGTTAGCAGGCAGGTTATCTGTAACTATGCGCTCTATCTGCTCTGTTATTTTCTTACAGCTGCGGCACTCAAAACGTATTGACTCACTCATAGCTGCACCGCCTCTGAGATAGGCAAAAGGGCCACGGTCTTATCAACCTGGCCCTGAGAGTCAAACTCTGTTTTAGCTGGCAGCCTTTTAACTGACCACTTAACAGTTATCTTACGCAGGTTAAAAGCGTAGATGCCCTTAGGTGTGGCATTAACGTAAAAAGGTGTAAAGCCCAGGCGCTCGGCCTGTTGCATTAGCGCATCGTACTTTTCTTGCTCTATGAGCAGGTTATCGTAATGCGTGTGCCTGCATTTTAGCTCTATATGCAGCCTATACAGGGTGCTAGTGGCATCGTGGTATTCATACTGGTCGGATGACTTAGTTAGATCCTCTAAATATCGGCCTTTAATGTAATTAAATAGCTCTTGCTCTGTGTCTATCATCGGCAGCCTTTGCAAAACCATATGATGTTTTCAAAGCTGTTTTTTTGATAGCCAAACTTATCTAGCTGTGCTACCAGGGCGCACTTATCGCATTGTTCAACCTTGTACTCAGCTGCTAACTCACCGTTAACAAAGAGTTTGCCTGTCATCTCTTGCAGGTTGATTAGCTCGTAGCTCTCGCTCATACCTGAGGCTGCCAGCCTGTAGATGTCTGCATATACCAAACTGGGTCACATTGGTTTGCCTTGCTCTTTTCTATGCAGCTGTAGTTGCCCCACTCTTTGCCTGTCTTGGCGCTAGTGCCAGTACGCCAAACGCGGGCACCGTGCTTACACTCAGGTTTGCCCTGTAGGTAGATGCCGCCTAGTTCGTTTTTAACTGCCTCTATGGTCTGTGCTACGGGTGTAGTAGCCCATAGATGATCACTCACAGGTGCTACGTCTTTAGTGCTAAGTGCCTCTACCTTCTCCATATCCTGCTTTGTACTGCGAGCAATACCGCCAGGTGTTAACAGGCCTATAACTCTGCCGTAGGCGCTTGTTACTGCGTTTTCTACCCAAAAGTGCAGGTTAACGCCTCTGTCGCTACGCATCTCAAAGGCATAATCAACAGCGCTTGGTAGGTGATCTTCATACTCTTTATAGGCCTCAGCTTTGATAAGTACATAACCTTTTGTTATATCTATATCCTCAATAGATGCCACTAAACGTAGCGTGGGATATTCTGCACGTGCCCTAATAATCCTGGCGTTGACATCCTCGTAGCCTTCTAAGAAGTTACTCATCGCTTGGCCTCAGCTTCTTTTAGCGCCTTAGCAATATTACGGCCACGTAGGTAACCTTCACCCAAGCCTACTTTGTAACCCATTTCATAAGCAGCCCATATAAATAAGCCCATAAATAGGCAAACCATACCTACCACTATTAGATCTAAACTGTTCATCTTTCGCCCTTTGTTAAGGCCGATAAGCTACTTATCCGAGTAGCCCTCTCGGCGTGTGTAGTTAAAGTATGAACCTAGCTACTGACAAAAGGCAACGCGACACGCCCTACTTACTAAGTCTGTCCTCTAGCAATAATTCGTAAATCTTGTCCACGCGGATTTCTATACGCTCGACCCTACCTTTAAGGTTATGCCCGCCGTTGCCGTCATCGCGTAGCTCAGATAGGTAGTACTTAACAAGGTGCCGCACAAGCCCAGCCATAAGCCCTGAAAGCGTAGCAATCCCCAAAGCTACGGCTATGTATGCCTGGGCCTGTGACACTTACTTAGCGCCTATCCCGAGTTGCTTCTCATTAGGTGCTATAGCTTTAAGTACTGGCCCAATTAGCCCAGCTAGAAAAGCATTAGCTAGTACTTTAGGGTCTGTGATACCTGATAGATATAGCGCACCCACGCACGATAGAGCTGCACGTAGGTAGGACAAGGCCGCAGCCTTTAGTTGTTCTTTCATTGTATTGCTCCTTCAATGCCCCTTAGTTGACCTGTTTTAATATAAATACTGTGTTAGTACCTGAGGCCACAATTCCATAAAGGCCTTCATTATCACCTACAAGTAACTCCATTTTGTCATCGGTGTCCAGCTTGTAACCGTTTGCTGTAGTTACGTTGCTACCACCTATATACGTGGTACCGCCTGAGTTATGCACCCATACGGTTTGATCCATAATATTTGCAGCTACTAATAATGTAGCTGTAGTACCTACGCTTACTTGTGAACTAGTTGGCATTTTCTATCCCTAACTTGGTAATTAAAACCCTGACCTTTTCAGGGCTTAGTGCTATCTCAAAGTGCATTTCATCTTTTCTAGTCCAATCCCCGCCCCAGGCTAGGCCGTACTTTTTAGCTAGGGCACGGATCATTGGCACCTTGCTTGCCTCAAACGTGCCTACCTTGCCTAAAGGGTGTTTAGTTGCGTTTAGGTCTATAGCTGTGCCGCTGGCGTGGTTACTTAGTTTGCCTACCACACCTCTTACGTCTCTGTAGGCATAGCCCCAATCGTCAAACGTGCCGCCTTCTATTGGCTCTATTAGCTCGTTAAACTCTTTAGCAAAGTTAATAAGCAAGGGCGCTACCTTTTCAGCGCAGCGGATTTTAAGGCTTGTGCCCTCAACCTTAAAAGGCTTTACGCCTATCTCAGCCTGCTCTTTAGATGCTGGCCAGCCGTTGTAGCTAGTCTGCATTAAAGCCCTAGTGCCGCTTTAAGGTCAGCCACAGATAAACCAACGCTTGCTAACTTTTCTGCAACAGTTGGCTCAATCTCTACTGGCGCATTGTGTGCAGCGATAGCCTCATCTGCCTCTTTTTGAGTTTCGCAACCTGAGACATAAAAAGCATCATCTTTAGTAAAAAGATTAAAGCCTGTCTCATTAAGAAATGTAGTTGAGTTTGTTGGTTTTTGTGGTGTAGTTATCTTAAACTCTTTCACTTTATGCTCCTAAATAAGATAGTTGGAAATTGGAGTATAGAAGTTGGGTTTCTGTAACCTGTTGCTGGTAATAGATTTCCCAGTAATCGGTAGCAACGGTAGTAATAGTTGTAGAGATAAGGCTTGTGCCGTAAGTACCTGTGTTAGATCTAAACGCTTGGCCGCCAAAAAATGTTGAGTCTGTGAAGATAGCTCCGTTTTTGTATAGATAAAGGATTTGGTAACTGCCTGGAGTTCCATAAGGATTACCTAACCACGCGTTTAACTGATATTTACCACCATAACCCGTTGGAATTGTTATACGGGTGTTATTTGTAGAATTATCGTGGAAAGTATTTGTATCATATTGCTCAGTTGTGTAAGCAACTGCTGCTGCTGTGTTGCCAGTTATGGAAGTTGAGACACCATTTCTCAATGCACTTACGCCAACAAAACTTGGACTTGAAGGTGCAGCCCATTTTAAGCCTGTTGAGGCTGTTGAGTCAGCGGTCAATACCTGGCCATTAGTGCCAACTGCTAAACGAGCTGGCGTGTCAGCTGCCGTTGCACCAATTAAATCGCCCTTAGCATCTACTATCGCGTTTTGTATGGCGTTGCTATCGTCAAAGCCAACCCAGGCTGAACCTGAGTAAGTGAGTACTGCATCGGTGTCTTTTAGATAACAGCATTGGCCCTCTTGCGGTGATGTAATAGCTGCATCTCGCGCTGCCGCTGAGGCAAACACTAGTACGCCTTGCATTAGGTAGCCGTTAGTGTCAGCTGCCGTAAGTACCTCGCCAGTAGTAAAGGTCTTAAAACCTAATCCAGCTGCCATAGTCCTATCTCCTTAATAACTTAATACGCCGCTGTCAAGCAGGCCGTATATTGCTGAGTCTAATATAAAGCCGTCAATAATTGGCTCTAAAGTGGTAAGTGTTGTTTTCCAGCTGTTAGGCGTAATGTTTTGAGCTACGCCAAACACCTGCAAAGTCTTAGTTAGCGTTGATCCGCCAGGCTGGTTAGTTGTAATAGTTACAGGGTCAAAGTAGTCCAGGTCTAGCGCTGCAATAATGCCTAAATTGTAATTATCGGTATAAAGGTCTAGCTGTATAGCATCGCATCTAATACTGGTCTCAGCCCTAGATGCCACGTATGCCTGTGCATAGTCCAGGGCCACAGCATCGGTTTGCATTAGTAGGTTTTGCTGGTTGTAGCTATGCACAAAATACTTATCTATGCTGGGCTGATTTATGGCCGTTTGTGCCGTGCCACCTGTACGGGTAACGCTGGCTGAGTTGTAAACTAGGGTATCGTCAAGGCGCCAAACCGCATCAAAGTAGCTAATATCTGTGCCGTTATCGTTAAATACTGTAGGCGTAGCTCCTGTACTGCCAGCCGTAACGCTACGATCTTGAAAGACAAACGAGCCAGCCGCATCTACATACAAGGCCCCGTACTCGCTAGTCTCCACCGTCTGCATAG